TTCTTTTCAGATTTCTTTTCAGATTTCTTTTCAGATTTCTTTTCAGATTTCTTTTCAGATTTCTTTTCAGATTTCTTTTCAGATTTCTTTTCAGATTTCTTTTCAGATTTCTTCTTTGGTCTCTTAACCTGTGCCCAAGCTTCTGCCAATGATATTCCCTTTTTCCATTTCAATCTCATAACCTTAGCAGTTAATTCGGGGTCCGCCGCCATTTATAAATTAAATTTCATTTAAATTTATAATTTATTACACAAATTTAAAGACAACGTAAATTAATATTTAACATGGTAAAGTACTATACATATACAGATCGTACAGTTCGTTACACAAATCGTTGTAACAATAAGTTTAAAAATGAAACTGCATCAGAAATTAAAAAGAAAGACGAGGAAATTTCTTTTCTTAGACGCGCGAATGTAGAAACTTTAAATAAAGTAAAACGAACTCTTACTTCTTACAATCTTATTTACAAAAATTATTCAGAAATTTATGAAAGTTATGATAAACTTCTCCAAGAAAACGCCGAAAGAAAACAAAGTAATGAAAATCTCGTAAATCAAATAGAATATCTTACTACTCAAAACTCAATTCTTTCAAATTCTAAATGTAGTGTCAATAATAAAAATGAAGAGCTAAATACATTCATTGATGAACTAGAACAAAAATATCTAGATCTTCTAGATGATTATACCGTTGTAAAAGATAAATATAATGAAATTGATGAAGAAAATAAAAAAATTGAATATGAATCAATTTAAAGGAAAAAAAATATAGATATATAAAGTAATAGTATGCAGATATTTGTTAAGACACTAACCGGTAAAACTATTACTTTAGAAGTTGAACCTTCTGATACAATTGAAAACATTAAAGCGAAAGTACAAGATAAAGAAGGTATTCCGCCTGATCAACAAAGATTAATTTTTGCTGGTAAACAACTAGAAGATGGTAGAAATCTTTCTGATTATAACATTCAAAAAGAATCTACTCTTCATCTAGTATTAAGACTCCGAGGTGGTCAATAAATACAAGTTATATAAAATAATTATATGGAGGCGTAGCTCAGATGGTTAGAGCACAGGTCTTATGAGCCTGGGGTCGCCGGTTCGAGTCCGGCCGTCTCCATATAATTATTACAATTTTTTAATAGACTTAGAAACATATTATTATAAATAATTAATTAAACAATGGATTGTTCTATCTGCTGTGAAAAATTTAACAAGTCTAACCACTTAAAGGTAATCTGCAAGGGGTGCGACGATGACAGTTTTGCATGTAGAACTTGTTGTCAAACTTTTATTTTAGGAGGAACACAAGATCCTATGTGCATGTTCTGCAAGAGTCCCTGGGATAGGGATTTCATGAATAAGAATCTTACTAAAAAGTTTGTGGATACCGATCTCAAGCAGTTTTCGGAGAATCTTTTCGTAGAAAGACAGATTTCTCTTTTACCGGATACGCAGAATGAAGCTATGAAGTGGAAGAGAATATACGAAATTACTGATAAAATAACAGAAGCAAATTCAGAATTGAATCGTATTAAAAAAATTCTGCATGATCAAAAAGAGATTATCAGGAGTTATAATCTTGAAATACTGCGTCTTCGCAATGGTACATCAACATCTGAAACCACTAGTAATTTCACTATGAAATGTCCTTCTGAAGATTGCAATGGTTTTCTAGATTCAAAATATTTTTGTACACTCTGTGATACTAAATTCTGCAAACATTGTATGGAGATAAAAAAAGAAGATCATGTATGCAATGAAGACACAAAGGCTACTATTCAAGCTATTAAAAAAGAATCAAAGCCTTGTCCCGGTTGTGGCGAAATGATTTCAAAAATAGACGGCTGTGATCAGATGTGGTGTGTGAAGTGTCATATTCAGTTTTCTTGGAGAACCGGTGTTCAGATTACCGGTTATAATCATAATCCCGAATATTTTCGCTGGATGAGAGAAACCGGACAGCACATAAATCGTAACCCACAAGCACAAGCAGCAGCAAATAGACAAGTTATGTGTGGCATAGCACTAGACGACTATACTATTACAAGAATAGCCTCAAATGTTTTCCATAACGATAAAAATACCGTGTACCGCTTCCAACTTCTTTATAGATTTTATAGACATGTGGAATATAAACTTACACGCGCAATCTTGGAAGAAAATAACGAAACTGAGCTTAGAAATCTACGAGTAAAGTATCTTCTTGGTGAAATCACAAAACCCCAATGGAAACGTACTTTGCAACAAATCGACAAAAAAACAAAGAAAACTACGGTATACAATAATATATGGCGACTAATTCAGACTGTTATGACAAGTTTTATGGAACAAATCATAACATGCTCTAATGAAAACGCATCTCCAGTAGAATATTTAAAGATAATTGAAGAAGCAATAAACTTCAAGGTATACGCAAATGATTCTTTTTGTAAAGCGTGCTCTGTATTCGGATCTACGTCTTGTCCCGGAATAGATGACAGTTGGAGAGAGATATACAATTATAAGAAGTACTTGAAGAATAAAAATAAATCTTAATACTTCTGGAAAATAAAGCTAAAATTTAAAAAACTACAAGCCATTTCTTCTTTAGATAACTGCATACCTTTGTAAACACTATTCCATTCGTGGAAACTAAAAATACTTACTGGATACATATTAAATTCTTTACATTTCTCTATCAAAAACGCCTTTGATAAATAATATTCTTTTGAAACACCTCGGTATTCAAAATATGTTTCTCGAGATGTTTTTTCAGAAATCAATGAAAATTCATACATGTCTTCGGAAATGTATTTTAGATTTATAGCACTTTTAGTTATATTCGGTGTATTTTTAAGATTTTGTTTTATGAGATCACCGTCTGTGGCTGTACCTATAAATAGGCCTTTATTTTTTAGTTTTTTAGATATCATATTAAGGACTATGTTTATGTCTTCTACGAAGTAATGAAATGAAAACTGACAAGATACTACATCATAAGTATTACAGTTATCTTTACTATTTAGTAAATTTAAAATAAATGGATCAGTGGCGGACATGTGCCAAAAGTAACACTTAGGCATATTTATCTGAGACTTTACACTATTAAATCTTTTAATTGCGCCGTCAAAATCATTCTTTTCGTATATAGATTTAGAATCTGAGTCGAAACCGGTTACATACTTGAATTTAGCCTTTGCCCATTTAAATATATCCCCTCCCCTTCCAACGGCTACATCTAATAATTTTGTTCCGTTTGATATTCTTTTTGATTCAAAAATCAATTGTTGCTTTATCCAGTTATGAAACTTTCTCAGAGCTTCGCCAGTCTCGGAAGAAAATTCAATACCATTCAAATTACCAACTTGAATGGTCTCATATACAGAATTCGCCATTTCCAGGTAACTCTGCATAGTATTCAACATTATACTATGTAGTGTTACCTATATATTATTTTTTTATGTAATAATTGTTATCAAACCATACTGAATTCTTCAGTGTCTTCCATGCACATTAAAGCCATTGCAGCATAATTATGAAGATCCATAAGGGTGTCTCTAAGAGTTTCGTCTGAAACAGAAATATGAAGACCGTTTTTTGAAATATTTGCAAATCTAGACATCTTATCTGAAATTCTTACCAAGACCCCTACTGTACCGTGTTTAGCGAATGCGTCGCCATAATCTTTATTCTTTTTTTCAAAAATTTTTTTACATTCGCTTTGAATTTTTTCAAGTTGTTTTACACGGTCCATTTATAATAAAGTATAAATTATATCTTTAAATGTATCCACATTTTTCTACAGTTTTTCCGTCAAATTTAAAAGGCATAGCACAACCATAAACAAGCCCCGCCTCTTTAAGTCTTTTACATCCTTCTTCGGGTGTATGAGGGTTTATAAATTGATTATTAGCTTTAAGTATAGCATGTCTAAATATCTCATTCTTAATGTCTGTTATATTTACTTGACATAAAGAATCACAATTTGGACACCTAAAGAAATACATCTCTTGAGATTTTATATAAGTTATTTTATTACATTCCATTTAAAATTTACGATTTTTAATTATATTTAAACTTTAAATTTAATACATAATTGTAAAAAAATGAAGTGTGAATGTGGTTACGCTGCTTTTTATTTTCAGAAGTATGCAGACAACAGAAAATGGCATGTTTATAGATGCGGTCATGCCATGATAGAGTCTAAAAAGAAAACTAAATGTGACATGTATATATGTGAATACATTTCTGAAATTAATTGTCCAGAAACAATTAAACAAAAAGTTCACGTTGAGGATGAGAAAATTAATCCTGAAAAACTTTACAGAGACGATCTTCAAAAATACATATATCTATGCGAAATTACGCAAAATTTTTCAAAAAAATATCGCTGGAATTACATTGCAAATATTAATTTTTTACTTAGAAAGCTTAACTTTGACTTTTACTTTGAAGATAAGGAAACACTTGAAAGTTTAAAACACAGAATTAAAAATAAATGTGTACCTCGGGTAATTAAGAAAACCGAATTTCCTATTAAACTTATTGATTGTTCAGAATATTTGACTATTCGTAAGAAAGAACCTATCGTGGCTGTAAAGAAAAAGAAGAAAACTGAAACAATTAAGAAAAAGAAGAAAAATGAAACATTTAAGAAAAAGAACTTTTTACTTCTAAGCGAAGACCCAGAAGAACCAGAAGAAAATGACCATAAACCAAAAGAAGAAATGCTTCAGTCTGATACAGAATCCGAATCTGAAGACGAAGATGATAATACATTTGACGTAGAAAACTATGATTCTGGGGATGACTATGAAGACTTTGATGATGGCGGAGCATTTAGCGATTAAAAATATAAACAAATAGTAAAAGATGTTGTCAAAGTTTTTAGATGATCACGGTCAAACAAAGATAAAAGACACATTAAATGATGTAACTTTTCCTATTAAATTTTATTGTATAATAATAACAATTCTATTGTTACTAAATGCATTTTATTTATATTCCATTTGTGAAAAACTCGGTAATTAATATAAAAAAATAATTAATTTAAAATTATAAATGCTTAACGTTTCGGACCAAGAGATTCAGTTCTTTAAAAATGATGTCACGCAATATAGCGAACTAGATACACAAATAAAAGAACTTAAGAAGAAGATGAAACCTTTTCAAGATAAAATTAAAGAACTTACTAAGATTAAGCAAGAAAAACAAGCAGAGGTTTTATCTTTTATGGAAGCAAATGAACTTGATATGTGTAACATAGATACGGCATCTTTTGAGCTTAAAAGTGCAAAAAGTACTAAGCAAATTACAAAAGGAGATGTATATGATAGACTATATAAGTACTTTTCTGAAGATACAGATAAAACTCAAGGGTTGGAACCAGAAGAAAAGGCAAAATTTGTCCATGATTACATTTACATCGAAGGTCGAGAAAAAGTTATAAATAAGGCGCTCAAAGCTAAGTAATTAGTATACAAAAGGAGAAATATCATCTATCTCTGATTCAGAATCAGGGTCGTAATCGTTTTGTTCATACTTAATTTTAGATATCTTTTTTGCATACATCTTATAGGTTAAATTCTCAATATCATTGTTATCATTAACTTTTAAAAGTGCAACGTCGGATGTGTATTTATCTTCTGTAAAATAAAATGCTGTCAGGTTTTTACAATTAGGTTCAACATTATATAAGATTATATATTCATCGTATCTTTTATAGTGTTTATATTCTTGAAAATCACACGGATCAAATACACGCTGTGTTATATTTTTTTGACTAATTTCGCCATTTTTATTGAAAACAAGAAACGTTAGCGTTTTCATTTTTCCATTATTAATAATAAAATATTATTTTTTATAGGCATTAACGGGTATATATTCTTAAAACTATTATTCACTAAAAAATCATATAAAAAAATATTTTATATAGAATTATATCAGCTGATGTCTATTCTTGAAGCTAATCGTCCTTGGAGCAATGAAATAAAAGAAAGAGTTAAAAATGCAAACAGGGATGAGATTATGGAATATTTTGAAGATCTAAATGCTAAATGGACGGTTAATAGAGAAAATGTAATAGACGAAGCATGTAAAAGATTAAATATAACTTCTATAGAGGGAATAGACACCTCTGTTCTTCAGATAGAGTTAGAAAAAGCTATATTTGAAGCTACTTTAGTATATACTAAATTTAAAAAGTCCGTTGAAGATTTCGAAGAATATTCATCTCGGTGGGATAAACTTTATGAGGTAATCTTTTACTCAGAAAGACTTATCCGAGATACATATCTTTTGTATAAAACCCACGAACCTGGACATAATTCATTATCCAACGAAGATCCAGATGTTTTGTTTAAATACACAAGATTTACGGATGATTCTAAAAAGACCCCTTATCAATGTCTCCTTTTGTACTTTCTAGAGACTATTTCAGAAGAAGGATTCACAAAATGTGGTGGTAATCTTTATAAACCTCTTATAAAATATGGTAATAATACACACGCTTGGAAGAAACAGTGTTCTATTAAAGAATACATATATCAAAAAACTGATCATAAAATAAACTTTAACCAGTGGAAAAACGCTACTGCAAGTGGTGGAAGTAATATCAGCAACGCCGAAAAATATTTTAATGAATTTGTTGGACCGGAGTTACCAACTCTTGTAAAAGATCGTCATCTTTTCGCATTCAAAAATGGAAATTACGTAACAAAATATAACATCGCAGGTCCCAATGAAACCCCTGTTTATACAGACGTATTTATTCCATACGACGAATCTCATCCTTATATTACTAATTTTTCAGTTGCATGCAAGTATCACGATTCGAACTTCGACGTTTTCTCACAATATAACGACGACGACTGGTTTAAAATAATAGATCATTGTCCAACATTTAAAAGTCTATTGGATTATCAAGAATTTACAGAAGAAGTTCAAAGATGGTTATGTACATTCATGGGAAGAATGTGCTTTGACATCGGAGAACTAGATAACTGGCAAGTACTTCTTTATCTACTAGGACAGGCCGGTGCAGGCAAAAGTACTATATTAATGAAAATTCTTCAAAAATTTTATGACGAAGAAGACGTTGGTGTAATAGCCAATAATATTGATGCTAAGTTCGGTATCAAACCGCATGCAAATAAATTCATGGTACTGGCACCTGAGATTGCAGAAAATTTTAAGATGGAACAGACAGATTGGCAGCTTATTGTAGAAGGAGGTAGAAATACTTATTCAGAAAAGTACAAGAATGATGAAACAATAGACTGGAAAGTACCTATGACCATGGGGGGTAATAAAATAATGAGATACAAGAATAATTCAGAAAGTGTATCTCGTAGAACAGCTGTTGTAAATTTTTGGAAGAAAGTAATGAATACTGATACAGAAATAGATAAAAAATTACTCAAAGAACTTCCTTTTATAATGAAATTGTGTATCCGAGCATACTACTCTGCTTTAAATACACACGGTAAGAAAGGTATTTGGAATATACTACCAAAATACTTCCATGAAAACAAAGAAGAAATGGAACAGACTACAAATTCTTTGCAGAACTTCTTGAAATCTGGCAAGGTAGTATTTGATAAGAAGTTATATACCCCGATGAAAGTATTTTCTCAAGCATTTAATGACCATTGCCGAGAAAATAATTTGCCAAGAGAACAGTTTACAAAAGACTACTTTATGGCTATATTTACAAATAACAATATTAAAATTGTACAACAGGGTACGCGCGAATATCCTATTAATTCTGGTATAATACTTAAAAGAACCACATTCTTTACTGGAATAGACATTCCAAGTGATGACAATGAAATTGATGACCCCGAGTAATGCGTTTTTTATAAATATTTTAAACATTTAAGGTATTATAAATGGGTAGTGATACTAAAGTAGTGGAAGACTCCAGTCTAGTTTACACAGTTCTTTTTGTATGCGTATTAGCTGTTCTAGCCTTTTTAATTTATAAATTATACATTAAGGTAAACGAATTAACGGAAAAGGTTGAAAGTCTTACTGAGCCTCCTCCTAGTTCAAATGGGGTCGTCTCCCCAAAAGAAGATACACCTAAATTAGAAGAAGTACCCCCGGTTAATCCAGGACCAAGTAAAACACTAGAATCAATTAAGGAAAATTAGACCAAAGTTGTTAAAGACGCTATAACTTTTTGGTAGTGATTATATTCTTCTTCTGAAATGTATAATTTCCAGTTTATTAAATTTAGTAAATGAGCTTCCAAAGGACCAGAGTCCTCTATTTCTAAATCTAAACAGTATTTATTAGCCAATATTAAACAAGTTTCTAAGACTGGTTTAATATTCTCATATGTTAATTTACAAATTTTATTGTATCTATTCATATAAATCATTGCTACAACAATAGTACATTTATCAAAAAGGGTATTATTCTTGTAAAAATTTGTTATAAAAGAATATATATAACATTTATTTGTAAGCGTACCTATTATTTTATGAGACACATTACGAGATACATTTGAATCTATTATATTATTTATTTGATATAAAGTCAACATTAATATAAAAAATCATTATTATTTTGCAATAAAATAAAAATTTGTTTTAATACAAATTTGTATGCATTTATGTCATTTCCGCCAGTAACTATAATACTACCAGGTCTAAACATTGCACAAGTTATGATACTTTGATTTATAGGATTTGAAAACTTAATATTTATTCCTGGATACTTGCTTGGATTAAATGAATATGTCTTAATATACTCCATCTTTTTTGTATCTAAATATTTACAAACATTTGTTTGCTTTATGTTTTTATCTATCTTGAAATCTGAATTTATCATGCATATTCTTACATTTGATATAAAAGCATCTGATGTAAAAGCTTCAAGATTGCAAAGTCTTCTATATATTTTTCTTATTGCATACGTTGCAGACATAACATTTAATACTCCCGCTAACTGCATATTTCCATTTGAAAATATCTTTATAGATACTCTATTTTTAGATTGATACTTTACGCCTGTGTATGTATTTATACAATTGTAAAAGGGCTTACCTGATATTTCTAAACAATAAACCTTTATATATTCTTCTAAATTTATACTACTATTGAAACTACAACAGACTGTCATGGTTGAAATACCCCAATTTTTAACTAAATTAAACTTTTCAAGTTGAGTTATACTCAGTAACTCATTGTATGTGTCATAAAAATTACAAAAGTTTTCATTACATATACAATCGTCGTGTTTGCACTTAGGATCACAAATTTTGCAAAAATCTGTCATTTGATCCTTTATATTAAATAGTAAGTTTTCTTTATATTAGTAATTTTTAGTAATTTATGACCTCAACTAACTGAATATAGTCAAGTATTACCTTGTTGTCCATTGATTCTCTGCATGCTTTTAGTATTATCTCAGAGTCTTCTTTTGAATGATTTTTAATAAGGTAATTGATGTAGTATATAAATCTCGGTAGCACATTATGATATATTTCTTCTAAAGAAATCTGTTTATTTTGAATTTCATTTAAGATGTCATATAGACAGTAAGTTATTATATTTAAGTCTGTATTCTTAATCATACTTTTTGAAATAAGTATCTTATTAGTAGTCTTTCCATAGTAGTATCTTATTAATTTATTAATCTGTAGTAATTTATTGTCTTTTATAAGTTGTCTTGTACACGGATCTCTAAAATCTTGTGTTTTATTTAAATATTCAACGAATGTGTAAAAATCATAGTAAAAAAATTTATCTTTTACTTTTATAGAAATAAAAGGATATTTTAGAGGTTCGTGACATATTGGACAAGTTTTTTCATTTATTGTCTTATTTCTTAAACTACCCTGAATAATTTTAGCAGCGTTATATTGTTTCAGTAAGACTAAAAGAAGATCTTTATTATAATTTGATATATATCGTATACCTTTTATTCTACATAAATTTTTAATAACTTTAATAGTAAAAGTCTTTGAATAAGATATCAACATCACATTTAATTATAAAATATATTTTTAAATTAAATGTCTTGAAATTTAAAAAGTGTTTAAAAGAATAAAGTATTTATTTTATAATGTCTTCATTTAAGATTTCTAAAAAAACAGCGCATACAGATGCTAGAATGTCTATAATAGCAAAGCACGATAAAACAATAGAAAATATAGAAAAAGATAAAAAAAATATAAATAAATACAAATCCGAGTTAAATTTATTATACAAAGCTAGAACTATTAATAAATTTAACGGGGAAATTGAGGCAAAAATAAAACATTTGGAGCAAAAAATAAACGACTTAGAAACAGATAAAGATCTCTCTGATTATCTTTTTAGATCTATGGATTTTATAAAAGAAATAGACTCCGAAGAATACACAACAGAATGTAATAACGAAGGAGACATATTTAAGTACATCTCATTAGATTCTAGTAATAACAGGGAAGAATTGTATAAGAGATATATGGCAAAATGTTTTCCAAAAGAATCAGTTGGATATATAGAAAAACGGCAAAATAGTTACATATGCGGAGACTGTCAAAGTAGTACTATTCATGATACATCTTCTGGGTTACTAATTTGTTACAATTGTGGTCTAACTGAAAGGTTTAATATTTCAGAACTTCCTGAATGGAATCATGCTGAAAATCACGAGTACATAAAACCATATAGTTATAAAAGAACTAATCACTTTAAAGAATGGATAACACAGATACAGGGTCGCGAAGGTACAAATGTACCAGAAGAAGTAATTCAATTACTAATTTTAGAAATCAAAAAAGAACGCCTTACTGATAAAACTTTAATTACATATTATAAAGTCAAAGAATTTCTTAAAAAATTAAAATTGAATAAATACTATGAACATATACCACATGTTATTCATAAGATAACTGGTAATAAACAACTGTTAATTTGTCAAGACTTAGAGAGTAAACTTATAGAAATGTTTAATAAAATTCAAGAACCGTTTGAAAAGCACTGTCCAAAAAATAGAAAGAACTTTTTAAGCTATTCTTATACTTTATATAAATTTTTTCAACTACTTAATAAACACGAATATTTAATTTACTTTCCTCTTTTAAAGAGTAGAGAAAAACTTTTTGAACAAGAAAATATATGGAAAGAAATTTGCAAAGAACTAAATTGGAAATTTATAAAATGTATATAATTAATAAGTATTAAATACTACAGCCCCGTCTTGATATAAAGCGGTACATTTACCCTCTGCGACAACAGTTAGCGTATCAAAGAAGTCTTGGAAAGTACTAACGGTAATGTCTTTTTTAGCTGTTAATATAACACGGATGGAATCATATTTGCTAAATGGTACATAAGACTGATCTGTCTCTGTCATATGAGCATTTTTTGAAATTGGTATTAAATAATTTAAAAAATGTCTGTGATTCGGGTCGGGGGTGGGAAGCGCCGGAGCATGATCGGCTATGGAATAAGGAATAATTCCAGAAAAGGATGTAGAATTTAAATAAAGTTCTACGTCAAACCCTCCCAACAATACTTTAGTTTGATGACATAATCCTACTATACTAAGACTAGATGCATATAAATTAAAATGATCGCAATTTATAGTTATACTAGAACCCGCTTTTAGTGTTCCGGATGGTTTAGCCGTTGATGTTAATTCTGAAAACTGTGTAATATTTGTTCTTTTTGCAACTACTTGATTCCTTAAAAAGTCTCTTTCAGCGTTTGTCATAGAGTACTTATTAGCATATAAGCTAAATTTAAATTTAGGGTTTGTCATTCCGTCGACGTTGTGCGACGAGTTGGTGTCAGTATATGCATTAAACTCTTCTTGGGTTAAATTTTTTGGATAAACCTTTATCTGTAAAGTTTGATTATTTGCACAACTCATCAAATAAGAAGAATCCATACCATTATTAGACAACATTCTAAATATATTCAAATTAATTCTTTGAGCAGCAGTTTCGCCTGTGGTTGTTGTCTTTGCGGTTTGGGTGAATCCCCGGCGACCTTGTGCGTCTACTTCGTCGACAAATTTGTTAAAGACACCTCCGTTAGAACCATTTAAAAAATCTTTTATGAGTTGAACAGTGTTTATAGCGCATATTACTTGATTTCCGACACACGCTTCTATTCTGTCTATAAAATAAAGCATATAGTGATAAACCGTGTCGTTGCCCGGAGTTAACGGCCCTGTTCTTTCTATTACAAGAGTTAAATCATTAATTGCATCGGAATCATTGTCAAATGTAAATACTATAGTTTCGGGACTGGTTATTTCTCCTTTATTAGAAGATACTTCTGAAAAACTACAACCATTAACGTAATACTCGTCAGTATCCTTTTCGTTCCAAAAAACAGACTTTACGCCTGGTAAATTTTTATCAGTAGTTCCATAACCTTGTGTACCGGTACCGTCATAAGCTGCTATTGCCGCAATTGAGCCTGACATTTATTATAATTTATTTATTTTTTTTTTAAATTAATTTAAATCAATTGCATTGTATTGTTTATTTAAATTTAAATAAATTGTACAATACATTTATCCAATAGTGTTTAGTACATAGCTAGCGAAGCAGCACCGCCCTTGAAGAGCGCGGTAGTCTCACCAACACATGTTACACTAATAAAGGTCGAACCTCCGTTCTGGGGTGTAGACGTGAACGTCAGAGTCAAACGAATGCTGTCAAATCTATTTAGAGGAACAGACGATCCGCTATAAGCACTGGCTGAAAGTGGGAACACATAAGTACCGATTCCATATTCATCAACAGTAAAATTTGACCCGTCGGCATGTATAAACTTATTTGCATATATTCCAAGAGAATCCGATGTGCAAGAATCTAGTAAAATACCCGGTAATTGTCCAGAAAAGGAGCTTGAATTTAATTTAAGTTCAGCCGTTTTAATTCTGATGGGATTACCACTGGAGTCATTTCCCGCATTTCCACTGATTATAAGATGGGAACCATATAGAGAAAAATGATCGAGATCAATTGTTTTAATAATCGATGTACCTATGTCAGTTACGTGCGCATTCTGAGTCATCTTAAGTCTCTTTGGTAGACCCGCTGGCATGGCCTTCATCTGCTCACGCTCTTCGTTGCACATAACCATCTGCTTTGCATAGAGATTACACGCTGTAATTGAGCCGGCGGTGCCGACGCTCCCGGCGAAAGTTAGTCCAGCCGTGGCGGTCGCCGCAAAAGTGCTGGCGATGGTGCCCTTCACTGTGATTACTCCTTCAAGTGGAACATCTTCGGCAAATTGAACAACAGTTACGTCCCCGTCGCCGCCCGTCACGGTGGTGGGTAAATAAGACAAAGAAGTGGGGAATTCTTTGAAGTAAACCTTAACTTTAACACTCTGATGAGGAGCAGCGGCCATTGGGTAACCATCCTCTGTCTGGTTTGCGAATTTTCCAAAACGCGGTCCTAGAGTTTTTGTTAGAGATGGTATTACAAGCCACGCAGATGTAGACGTAGTACCTGCATCAGTCTTCGAAGATAACATGCTCATCTCCGAAAATCCATCCGTCGGTAACTCAGTTGAATTTACAACTCTTATGTCTTGACTTTCAAGTGTTTGCCAAATTTGAGTTCCTACCTGGATTTCTACGCGTTCTACGATAGACTGTAGAGCAAATGGTCTGGCCCGCACCTCCGTCCTTACAGTGGCATTGGTTTGAGTGCCGGTATTCGAGGTGGTGATGCCGCCAAACGTGTTACCGAAGCTATAAGTAGGAAACTTCGCTGTTAGTTGTAAATACATATCACCTACACAATCTATGTCATTATTAATAGTAAAAATTCTAGAAGAACCGTAACTTAATGTACTAGCACCGCTCGAGGGTATTTCAACTACAGACGAACCAAAAAGTAACTGACGAGTAGTATCGTTCTTGTTCCAGAAAACCGACATGACGTCGCCGTCATCTTCGTGAATCTTATTAGT